AAATGATAAGTAGGATATATAGAATCCTATTAGGTGAGGAAGACTTACCCACTTCAGAGAGAAGTGTATTTTATAAGAATAAATCATATACAGATAAAGTTTACAATAAAGCTATAGATGATATGATAAAAGATAAAGATAGATAATGGGATTTAAACTAGGCACAAATAGAGGTAATTACGCTGTCAACGGTGAAATCAAAACAAAAATGAGTTTTGGTAAGCAAGGTGGAGATACTAACATATCCGTGCCGGGTACACCTATTATCAGAACAAAGTTAGCCGACGGTATTATGGGTGAGGCTAATATGGATGGATCTATATATCTTAATGAAAAGTTAGACCCTAATAGCTTTGAGGCTAGACAAACAATTAATCATGAAATGAGACATGCTACCGACATGAGGTTAGGTAAGCTTGAGTATGGAGATGATTACATAAAATATAATGGCGAAACTTTCCCGAGAGAAACTATAAAAGGTAGAGACATGATACATATAGAAGGAGAATGGAAGGAAGCTGGAGACACTGGTTTTCCTTGGGAGCTAGACGCTAATAACGGAAACGAATTTTAATATGTGGAGTTTATTTAAAGATAAAAACGAAATTAACGAAAAGAACGTGGTAGGATTTATATCATTTATAGTAATGGTATTATTTGCTATAGCTGATCTTGTGACTAGCTTTATTTTTGTAGATGGGCAACTAGTAATTAACGAAGTAATATACAATTCATTTGTGTGGGTAACATTAGGGTGTTTTGGTATTAGTTCATTTGAAAAAGTAAAAACAAAATAATATGTTAGGTAAATTATTTTCAGGTGGGGCTGCTGATTTAGTAAAAGGTGTGGGTGGTATTATAGACAACTTACATACGTCTAAAGAAGAAAAACTAGCTGCTGAGCTTAAAATTAAGCAACTTATAAGTGATTATGAAGTAGAGATGGAGAAGAATATAACTTCTCGTTGGGAGGCGGATTTAAAATCAGACTCATGGCTTAGCAAAAATGTTAGGCCAATGGTCTTAATATTTTTAATAGTATGCACCATGCTATTAATATTCATTGATGCTGGTGCTTTAAAATTTAACGTAAAAGACTCTTATGTAGATCTTTTGCAATTAGTATTAATAACAGTGATCGGCGCCTACTTCGGCGGTAGATCATTAGAAAAAGTAAAAAAATAAAATTATGGGATTAAATTCAATAGGAACTGCTTACGACTTTGGACAGCTAGGTAGTGGTTTTAGTGACGAAGCGGTAGAAGTAACGCCTCCTACTGGAAAGGTTATAGTAGCTATAACCTTTTTAGAAGAAACAGTTTTGTCTACTTTAGTAGCAGCTACGGATCTAGTTGATACTTCTTTCTTTAGTCACACCGCAGCTATAGCTGCAAATGGTGGTGGAGCTGCGGAATCAGACGGCGCAACTAAGTTTCCAGCAGGATTAACTATATACGGTAGATGGTCTAGTTTTACGCCCCCTACGTCTACAACTGGAGGTGTTATATTTTACTTTGGACATTAATGGCACTAGGTAACGCTAACGGCTCATCTCAGTCTAGAGGTAAAAATAAACCTGTTATAGTAAAAAGACGTAAAGAAGTTGTTATGGCTAAAGACTACAACTCTTTTTCAAGCTCAACGGTGCAAACTAGAAACGCTTGTGGTTTAGAAGGATCACTTAGTAAAACTTTTTACCATAATGGAGCTCGTGCGCTACCAGCTGCTAACGATACAGTGTATTCAACTAGAAGGGCTAACCCTAGAGGTGTGGTAGAAGCTGGACATTACAAAATAGTGATTGGTGGTAGAAACTATAATATGCAAGTTGGCAGCTCGGGCGTAGTATCAGCTGTTGATGGATGTAGATAGAAATAAATTAAATTAACTTAAATTAAATAAAAATGGCAACAACAAAAACAAAAAGTACAAGTAAAAAAATCAAAGAACTTAAGGGTGTTAAACCTGAAAAAATAACCGCAGAGCAGTTAGAGAAAGTTCAAACTAACGTAAATGCAATGAATAGAGTTCAGTTAGAAATTGGATCTATGGAGGTTCGTAAACACGAAATGATGCATAACATAGCTGGATTAAGAGATGAATTAACTTTACTACAAGGTGAGTTTGAAAAAGAGTACGGTACTTTTGATATTAACATACAAGATGGTACGATAAACTACGGAGACGATGTCAAAGCTAATTCGTAAAATAAGTATCGGTAAAGATTACAAGAATGACGCTATGCACTATGCCGTGGGGCAAGAAGTGTATGGTGGTCATACTATCTGCGATATTATAGAAGAAGAAAATAAGTTCTCTGTATATATCAAAAAGAATAAAGATGTATTACCTTGGAAAGACTTTAACAAAAATATGGCGGTATCTGTCGAATATAACTTAGAATATTAAATTATGAGAAATAAACCACTACCGGGAGTGATGAAAAATTCGCCTTTAAAACAAACACCAAGTTTCAATCTTAAAGGATATTTTAAGGGAGAACAAGGATTCGTACCTGATTACAAAGGACAATCAACCAAGGAGACTATTAATAGTATTTTTGAAACTAAAGAATACCCTGGAGGTTATTCAAAGCAAAAAAAATACCAAGAAAGAGGACAGAGTAAATCGTCAAAAAGTAAAAGAAAAACCCAGTGAAAAGTGTTTACAACTTTGTTGTAACGCCAAAAGGAGAAAGATATAACAACACTAAAAAACTAGATGGTGGTGAGTTAATCCTTAACACAGAAATATTCAATCATCAATATGTTAATAGAGAGGCAGAAGTTATATCAACACCTATTATTGGTGATACAGATATAAAACCAGGGGATACAGTTGTAGTTCATCACAATGTATTTCGTAGATGGCACAACGTGAAGGGTGTTGAAAAGAACAGTAGGGCTTACTTTGATGAAGACACTTACTTTATAAACGACGATCAAATCTTTTTATATAAAAGAGATGACAAGTGGATAGCTCCAAAAGGATACTGCTTTGTAATACCTTTAAAAGCTACAGATCAGTTTAATACTGAGTCTGAAAAACCTTTACAAGGTATTGTTAAGTATTCTGATGGTACAGTTAAGGTTAATGATCTAGTTGGTTTTAAACCAGGTGGTGAATATGAGTTTGTCGTTGATGGCGAGAGACTATTTAGAGTTTTATCAAATTTAATTACAATCAAATATGAACATCAAGGAAACGAAGAAACGTATAATCCAAGCTGGGCACAAAGCAGTTGAGGAACTTATTAAGGTAGGTGAAGAAGCTATTGTCACTGACTCTGAAGATGATTTAACAGCTGATAAGTTAAAGAACGCCGCGGCTTCTAAAAAATTAGCTATATTTGACGCATTTGAGATACTTAACAGAATTGAAGAAGAAGAAAACCTGCTTGAGGGTAAAGCACCTGAAGAGACAAAGGAAAAAACTTTTAAAGGATTCGCAGAAAGTAGATCTAAATAATGTACGAGCAAAGTTTAGTTAAGACAGTTGAGCCAGTTAAGAAGACTACTATCAGTCGTCTTAACAAGGGTAAAAAATGGAAACACGGTTACGATAAAGAACACGATATTATAGTGTTATCTCACAATGGTCAAATAGGTGAGATAATAGAAATACAAGGACTAGTTATTGCGCTACCAAAAGCTCCTAAAGAAGTATACAAAGATCCGAAGAACAAATGGGTGAAATTCGAGTATCCCAAGGAGTTGCAGAGAATTAAAAATATATTCGATTGGAGAAACTATCCGGAAAGCAGTAAAGAAAAATGGTACGATTATATAGATGAAGAATTTAAAAGAAGGGAAGAAGGATTCTGGTTCACAAATAATGGTAAACCAACCTGGATAACAGGTACGCAGTACATGTACTTACAATGGAGTAAAATTGATGTAGGTGCTCCAGATTTTAGAGAGGCAAACAGATTGTTTTACATATTTTGGGAAGCTTGTAAAGCGGATAAAAGATGTTATGGAATGTGCTACCTTAAAAATAGACGTTCTGGATTTTCTTTTATGTCATCAGCGGAAACAGTTAATTTAGCTACTCTTGCTAGTGATAGTAGATATGGTATATTATCTAAAACTGGTGCGGATGCAAAAAAAATGTTTACCGATAAAGTTGTGCCCATTAGTATAAACTACCCTTTCTTTTTTAAACCTATTCAAGATGGTATGGATAGACCAAAGTCAGAATTAGCATACAGAGTGCCAGCTAGTAAGTTTACAAGGAAAAAAATTACGGCTAATGAAAAGCTTGAGGACATTAAAGGTTTAGATACAACTATTGACTGGAAAAACACTGGAGACAATAGTTATGATGGTGAAAAACTAGCTTTATTAGTTCACGATGAAAGTGGTAAATGGGAGAGACCCGATAATATTTTAAATAACTGGAGAGTTACAAAAACATGTTTACGATTAGGTAGTAGGATTATTGGTAAATGCATGATGGGCTCAACTTCAAATGCTTTAGATAAAGGTGGAGAAAACTTTAAAAAATTATACAATGCCTCAGATGTCACGAAGCGAAATAGAAATGGTCAGACAAAGTCTGGCTTATACTCTCTTTTTA